GGCCCGGACATGCGTGGGTAAAAAAAATGTTCATTGATCCTGCTCCACCAAATAAAGCATTCAATGCAACTGATATTGACACAAACAAAGTTTTAATGTACCCTAACGGACACAGCAAGGCCGGTGAACCATTATTCAAGCGTAAATTTATTCCTGCTATGCTAGTGGATAACCCATACTTGTACGAGCAGGGTGATTATGAGGCAATGCTTCTTTCATTGCCAGAGCATCAACGAAAGCAATTATTAGAGGGTAATTGGGATGTTGCAGAAGGCGCAGCGTTTCCTGAATTCAATAGGTCCGTTCACGTGGTTGAGCCTTTTGATATACCTCGTAATTGGGTTAAGTTCCGTGCCTGCGATTACGGTTATGGTTCTTACTCTGCTGTCGTTTGGTTTGCTGTATCACCTGATCAACAACTTATTGTGTATCGTGAGTTATACGTTAGTAAAGTCTTGGCAACAGATTTGGCAGATATGGTTCTTGATCTGGAACAAGATGACGGGACAATCAAATACGGCGTATTAGATAGTTCGTGCTGGCACAAGCGGGGCGACACCGGCCCATCTTTGGCTGAACAGATGATTCAGAAAGGATGCAGATGGAGACCTTCAGATCGTTCAGCAGGGTCTAGAATAGCAGGTAAAAACGAAATACATAGAAGATTGCAGGTAGATGAATTTACTGAAGAACCTCGCATAGTATTTTTTAACAACTGCACAAACTTAATTGCTCAATTGCCTATTCTTCCATTGGATAAAAAAACAAGAGAAGACGTAGACACAAAAGCAGAAGATCACTTATATGATGCTTTACGTTACGGCATAATGAGTAGACCAAGATTCTCAATTTGGGATTACGATCCTGCACACCAACGTCCATCAAGCTTTGTGCCTGCGGACAATAAATTTGGATATTAAACATGGAAGAAGATGAAATCTACGAAGTAGAACCTGATGCGCAATTAGCATTAGAAGATGTGGACACTCCGCAAGAAGATACTTCAGAACTTCAAAATCTAGTCAGCTTTGTAATGGAGCGATATCACAAAGCAGAGGATACTCGTCGTCAAGACGAAGATCGTTGGTTGCAAGCTTATCGTAATTACCGTGGTATTTACGGGCCAGATGTTCAGTTTACTGAAGCTGAAAAGTCTCGTGTATTTATCAAGGTAACAAAGACTAAAACACTAGCGGCCTACGGTCAAATTATTGACGTATTGTTTGCTAATCAAAAATTTCCTATTTCTGTTGACCCTACTGTATTACCAGATGGTGTGTCTAACGCAGTCAATTTTGACATGCAACAAAAATCAGAAGGTGTGTCTGAAAGCCCAACCTCTATTTATGGCTTTGATGGCGATGGGAGAAATTTTCCAGCAGGTGCTACTGCGGACTCATTGCGTGAAATAAAACTTGGACCGTTGCAGGAAAAGCTACAAGATGTAGAAAACTTGCAAGAAGGTCAGGGGCTAACAGCAACACAAATTACTTTTGAGCCTGCTGTTTACGCCGCAAAAAAGATGGAAAAGAAAATTATGGACCAGTTGGAAGAATCACACGCTTCTAAGCAACTGCGTTCAACAGCCTTTGAAATGGCACTATTTGGCACTGGTGTAATGAAAGGACCATTTGCTATTGATAAGGAATACCCGAATTGGGATGAGGAAGGGGAATACAACCCTGTTTTTAAAACGGTTCCCTCTACATCCCATGTTTCTGTTTGGAACTTCTATCCAGATCCAGATGCTTCAAATATGCATGAAGCGCAATATGTGATTGAAAGACACAAGATGTCCCGTTCCCAACTTCGTAATCTCAAAAAACGTCCCATGTTTAGATCAAAGGTTGTTGATCAAGTTATTGAAATGGGCGAAGGATACGTCAAGAAGTACTGGGAAGACGACCTTCGCGACTACCAAACAGATTATGATATTGATCGTTTTGAAGTTCTTGAGTATTGGGGAACAATTGATCGCGAAATATTGGAAATGACTGGTGTAGATATTCCAGAAGAGTTTGGAGATATAGACGAAGTACAAGCAAATATCTGGTACTGCAACGGTCGTATCTTACGGGCTGTTCTCAATCCGTTTAAGCCTGCCAACATACCATACTATGCTGTTCCGTATGAGCTAAACCCATACTCATTCTTCGGGGTCGGTATCGCTGAAAACATGGACGATACACAAACGCTGATGAACGGTTTCATGCGTATGGCGGTGGACAACGCTGTCTTGTCGGGTAATTTGCTCATTGAAATAGATGAGACTAATTTAGTACCGGGACAAGATCTTTCAGTGTATCCGGGTAAAGTATTCCGCCGTCAGGGTGGTGCACCGGGTCAAGCAATTTTTGGTACAAAGTTTCCGAATGTGTCTTCTGAAAATATGCAGTTGTTTGACAAGGCGCGTGTACTTGCAGACGAGTCAACAGGCTTCCCCTCATTTGCTCACGGACAGACAGGTGTTGCAGGCGTAGGCCGTACAGCATCTGGTATTTCTATGCTAATGAATGCAGCGGCTGGTGGTATTAAGACTGTGATCAAGAATGTGGATGATTATCTTCTAGCACCGCTAGGCAAAGCCATGTTTTCCTTTAATATGCAGTTTGACTTTGATTCAGAGATCAAGGGTGATCTAGAAGTAAAGGCTCGCGGCACTGAATCGCTGATGGCTAATGAAGTACGCAGTCAACGCTTGATGCAGTTTTTACAAGTTGCTTCCAACCCATCACTTGCACCTTTTGCAAAGTTCCCTTATATTGTTAGAGAAATTGCTAAGTCTATGGATCTTGATCCAGAGAAAGTAACTAACAGCTTTGAAGAAGCTGCCCTCCAACAAAAACTCATGCAACAAAATGCTCCTCCCACCCCACCGCCTAGTCAGCAACCTCAAGGACAAGGTGTTCCAAATGTTTCGGATACATCAGGTGCTGGCGGTGGAAACATAGGAATAGGACAAGCTCCAGTTCCAGGGGAGCAAGGATTCACAGGAAATGATCAACAACCAGCAGGACAACCACCGGCAGAAGGTGGTGAGCAAGCTCAAATCCCTTTGCAGTAATCATAAACAATGGGAAGCATTTTGTGAGTATTTAGACATTATGATATCTGAAAACCACAAAAAACTAGAACAGATGGACAATATAGTATCCATTCATCAAGCGCAGGGTGCAGTAAAAGCATTACGGAATTTAAAATATTTGAGGGATGAGGCTTTAGGTAATGGCTGATGTAGATATCCAGATGGCTGGAATCATAAAACCTAAGTACGATAAAAGACGCAAAGGGTTTGTGTTCAAGACGACTGACGAAAAATCTGGTTCTGTAGAGATTCTTGTAAAAACAGAAGACGAGCAAGATGCCATAAATCAACTTAAAGATATGTTGTCTGCCCAAAAAGAAAAAGAAGATGCAGAAAAAGTAGCGGAAGAAGAAAGCAAGAAAACAACGCATTCTTTTGCTGAAGGTGGCATGGAAGATGGAGGTTTAAAGGACGAAGGTGGAACTGTTGACCCCGTATCAGGAAATGAAGTCCCTTCAGGATCTAATCAAAAAGAAGTCAGAGATGATATTCCTGCACAACTTAGCGAAGGTGAATTTGTTTTTCCTGCTGACGTTGTACGTTATATCGGCCTTGAAAACTTAATGGAGTTGCGATCTAAAGCAAAGCAAGGCCTCGCTAAAATGGAAGCTATGGGGCAAATGGGTAATTCCGAAGAAGCCACAATGGACGATGACGGAGAGTATGAAGGCGAGATTGACGAGCTTATTGAAAACTTTGATCCTAATAATCCAGAGACAATGAGCTTTGCTGAAGGTGGTGTTGTACATGCCCAACAAGGTTCTTTTGTACCTGGTATGCCACAACAACAGTTTAGTTATGGATTTATGCCTCCTCAACAGCAGGGTGCACAAGCTCCAGTATATCCACAGGCTCCTGACTACACTCAGTTTGTATCTCGCCCTGCTCAAGTAGCCGCTACAGGTGCTCCTGCGCAAGTGGAAGATAAACAGTACATCGGCCCCAATGGAGAGCTAATTACTATTCGTTTTATGAATGGTAAGGCGCAACAAGAAATTCCTGCTGGGTTTAAAGTGTATAAACCGGAAGAAGTCAAGCCTGAAGTAGCCACACCAACGGTACAACAACCTACTGGTGGAGACAGTGGAGGAGACAGAGAGCGAGAAGAAGAACAAAGAAGAGAATACGCTACTTATCTTACGGAGTTAAATACGCTTTCAAAGTTTGACGAAGAATTTGCAAAATGGGCAAACGAAACATTTCCTAATCAAATGAAAGCCGCAGGAGCTATGGTTATTGATCCCAAAACGGGATTGCCCTCTTTCCCAACTATGTCTTTTGCAGACAGCATGAAAGGATTATTTAGTGGGGAGCAGTACTCTGCACTGAAAGAAGGATTTAAAGGGTTTACAGGACAAAACGAAACAGACAAGGCTTACGAAAGAGTAGCTAACGCGCTAGGGACAAAGTTAGATTTTTATGAGTCTAAAGGTCTTTTTGGAGAAACTCGTTTTGATAAAGAACGTATGCTAGAAGACTTAAATACATGGTCTAATACATCTGATTCAGACAGAGAGGGAATTTCTTCTGTCGCAGATAGGCTATCCAAATCAACAGGAATTGACATTAACCCAATTGGTGAACAGGCTCGTATGCTCGCAGAGCAAGAGCGTGGGCTTACTTGGGATACAGAAGATGACAGCACTAGCATAGAAACGCGTGGACAAGACATTACTGCTGAAGTAAGAGAGGCGTTAGCACAGCAAAGAGATGATAGCTCATCAGATGACAGAGATTCCGAAGATTCCGGTACTGGAACAGGTTCTGCTAGTGCGGCAGGCGGAGAAGACACAGAAGCCATTGGCTCATTCTCTAAAGGCGGAGCAGTACAGCAAACTAAACGTGCATTGAAATCATCACGTAAGAAAAAGTGATTTCATTTAACTGGCTACCTAACGCCCTTCGGCAACCGTTAGCCCCAGACAAAGGATGAAACAATGTCTACAACTACAACTGAAATGACTGAAAAAGTCGAACAAGTAAAAGTCGCATCTGGCTTTGCTAAGCGTAACGCTAATAAAAAGCGCATTGAAGATGAAGAAGCTGAACTTGAAGCACTTCTAAAAGGTGATCAGGAAGAACAAGAACAATCCACTGAAGAAGCAGTGGACGATGGTCCAGAGCCTGAAGGAGCAGAAGAAAAAACTTTTAAGAAACGCTATGGTGATTTACGTCGCCATGCTCAAAAGAAAGAAACTGAGCTGCAAGAGCAAATTAATGAGCTTCGTACTCAACTAGAAGCATCCACTAAAAAAGAGATTCAGTATCCGAAATCCGAATCTGAATTAGAAGCATGGATGGAGCAGTATCCAGATGTTGCTCAGATTGTAGAAACAATTGCAATGAAGAAGGCGCACGAACAAGCGTCTGAGTTTGAAACTAAATTTAAAGCAATTGATGAAATGAAGTTGGAAGCACAGCGTGAAAAAGCAGAAGCTGAACTTATGCGATTGCATCCCGACTTTGAGCAAATTCGTGATACAGACGATTTCCACAATTGGGTTGAAGAGCAACCTAAGTGGGTACAAGATGCTTTGTATGATAACGACAGTGATGCTAAATCAGCAGCTCGTGCAATTGATTTGTACAAGGCTGACATGGGCATCACAGATAAAAAGAAGTCTTCTAAAGATAAAGAGGCTGCTAAAGCAGTTGCAACTCGTTCAGAACGATCTTCTCCAGAAGGAGATGAAACAAAATCATACATTAAAGAATCTGAAGTAGCTCGCATGTCAGCAGTAGAGTATGAAAAACAAGCGGACGAAATTGCAGAAGCGATTCGCACTGGTAAGTTTGTTTATGATTTATCCGGCTCAGCTAGATAAAAATGTGTTGACAAACAAAGTTTTTTAAATATAACTACGCGTACCAATATTAATTATGTGGCCCCGTAAGGATACCCACGCTTAACTTGAAATAAGATGAACCGTTACTTTAACTTCAGGCCAGTTGTTAAATTAGCGGGAATTTTTATTTCGCCTTCACAGAACACCCAAACTACTCAGGCCGTATGATCACTTTGGCCGGTGAACTTACCACCCTGATGCTAGATGGCCTCTTGCGAAGTTACAATAGAACCTTAACCCCATGCTATAAGGAGATGTCACAATGGCATTCACAAGCGCATCGGGCTATGGCAACCTACCTAATGGTAACTTTAGCCCTGTTATTTACAGCAAGCAGGTACAGCTTGCTTTCCGTAAGTCTTCTACTGTAGAAGATATTACTAACAACGACTACTTCGGTGAAATCGCTCAGATGGGTGATTCAGTGAAGATCATCAAAGAGCCTGAAATTTCAGTTCAAGCTTACACTCGTGGTGCTCAAATCACAGCGCAAGATCTTGACGATGAAGATTTCTCTCTTGTAATCGACAAGTCTAATTACTTCGCATTCAAGATCGACGACATTGAAGAAGCGCACTCACACGTGAACTTCATGCAAATGGCTACAGATCGTGCGGCGTATCGTTTGCGTGATCAGTATGACCAAGAAGTCATGGGATACATGGCAGGTTATAAGCAAGCATCATTGCACACTGCGGCTGGTGTTGTTAACGATCAAGTCAACGGAACTAAAGCAGTAACAACTGCGGGTTCTGATGAGTTGTTGGCTTCAATGAAAATTGATGCTACTGACTTTAACTTGAACGATGGCGGTGCCGCTAACGCTGGAGAAGCTATTGTTGTCGTGCCACGTTTACCTGGTGCAACTGCGATTGCAACTACACATGCTTCACCTCTTCAGGTGATTTCTCGCATGTCTCGTCTTCTAGATCAGCAGTTTGTTGATACTAATGGACGTTGGTTAGTAGTTGACCCAGTGTTTGCTGAAACTATGAAGGATGAAGATTCTCGTCTCTTCAATTCAGACTTTGGTGGTTCTGGTCTTCAAAATGGTCTTATTATTAACAACTTGCACGGATTCCGTGTTTACGTTTCTAATAATACTCCTGCTGTTGGTACTGGTCCTGCTGTTGGCAATGCAACGCTACAATCGACTAACTTTGGCGTAATCTTTGCTGGACACGATTCAGCGGTTGCTACTGCTCAGCAGATTAACAAGACTGAGACTTACCGTGATCCTGACAGCTTCGCTGACATCGTTCGTGGTATGCATCTGTATGGTCGCAAGATCCTTCGTCCAGAAGCTATCGTCACTGCACGTTATCAAACTGGCTATTAATAGGAGGAATCTAAAATGGCTTTACAAACTCCGGTACGTCTTGAGACTGCCACAATTGCGGCGGCATCACTGACCACTAGCTCTACTCACGATATTGGGACTGTTCCTGATAACTGTGTGATTCTAGCGGCAGGTGCTGAGTGTGTTTCAGCGGCAACTATTGGTGGTGCTAACGCTGTAAGTTTTGGTGTAACTGGTGGCGACACTGATTCGCTGGGCACTGCTGACATCAACGGTGCTAAAACTGCTGGTTCGTCTACTACTACAGTAAATGGCATTACCAATGTCACTACTGCATCAACTACGTTTACAGCTTTGCTGGCGGGATCTAATGCTCCTTCAGCAGGTTCGTATAAATTCTTCGTAGTCTATGTACCTACGGGCGCAACCCGTGGTGCTGATGAAGTTGATCGTGATCAGATTGC